CACTTCTCCGATACCACGAGCCTTAGCATAGTTAAGCGCCTCAACTTCTGCTTGCCTCCAGAACTCCGGCAAGTCTAGTCTCGCCGTGTTCTTGAGTTCTAGTATGTAGGTCTGTCCCGATACAACTACAACTAAATCTCCTTCGTCATCTTTACCAGCCAAGCGCAAGCGTTCAGCTAGTACACCAAGACCACGAAACCATTTCATTGCATCTATCTCGAAGGCTGCACCCTTAGACTTATTGTACTTCGGGCTGCTCATCAACGAGCACAACCTTGTTAGTCTTGTAAACCATCTGTCCTTCTTCATCTTTGACTATCTCAACTACGCCTGATTGAATCAAAGCGTTAAAGAAGTTAGCAAGATCAACTTTAAGGATAGCTACTTCTCTATCTAAATCACTCATACTGGTATCTCATTTCCGTATTCATCTTGTGGAATGTAATCACCGGCATACCCTGCCCGTGAATCTCTGGCAAGCATAGCGCCGTATGAATCACCATCGGATATCTGACACGCCCCATAATTTGTATACAGGGTAGCAAAGTCTTTGCCATCTGCAGCGTGTGGACCAAAGCGGTTCTTCACCGCTGCCACCTTCAGTTCACCTGCTACTGGGTTATAGCCCAGTGTCAGTATCAGTGCTGGTAGTTGACTTACCTTGCCGTGAATAGCACGACGTGCTGGCGGTTCAGTAGGAGACCCGTACTCTGACTGCTCACTGACGTGATGCAAAACCAGAACGCAGGCTTCAGTCTTACGTGCCATATCGTGCAGCTCCATCATAATTGCACGAAGCCCTGCCCATTCGTTGTCTGTCTCAGCAGCTACATTCATAAGGTTATCTATGATGATCAACTCTGGTGATTGGCCGTACAGTTCTACGTATGCCTTTACTTCCAACTCGATATCATCGAGTGACGGACTGGAATCAAAGACCCACTTGATATGTTTTAACTTATCAAAGTATCTGTCGTAGTAGTTATTATCAGTAGATAACCTCTGCTCTACGTTCACTTGATTGTGACCGGAAGAGTGCGCTGCTGCTCTCATCATTACAGTTGTGGTATCGGTATCTGCTGAGAAGAACAGCGTAGGTACCTTAGCCCTGACTGCATAGATAAGTGCAAACATTGACTTACCTACGTTAGGTGCTGCTGCCACCATACAGACTTGTCCCCTGCGAAACTTAATATGCTTAGCCGATAGCGCACTCCAAACATCAGGTAAAGGCGTTGCTTTAGTGAGCACAGTTCCCCAGGCTCTTTCTAAACTAAGCAACGTCTTCCCCTTTCAGCCTAATACCTAATTGCTTTTGTATAGGTCTACGATCCTTTTGTGTTAGACCGCCCCATATACCAAAACGTTCATTATTTATTCCCCACTCTGCACATTCAGCTTTGTGTGGACAGGTACGACAAATAGATTTTGCCGTCGCCATCTCTACAATATTCATTGACCCATCGGCTTTTTCCGGAAACCAAAAGTCACCTCCTACTTCAGCGCAGGCAGGGTTCTCAAAGAACCTTGGCTGGCGCATACATTAACGAACCCAGATGGTCTCGCACTTGTCTAGCGCACCCTTGGGTGCGGCACACATATAACCCTGCCAAGGGCCACGTGCTGATGTGCCTGTCTTAAATGCCATCTGGCCGTGCTTGCAAGCCTTTGCTCCTGGCTGTTCAACCGGTGCTGCTACTGGTGTTGCATTGAATGCAGCTTGAATGTTCTGTACTGCAGCAGCGGTAGAGTTGCTACCACCAAGGTCAGCACCTGTTGCCTTGATAAGTGTTGCCACCATACCAAGGTCGTTAAGACCTGTCTCAAGATCCTTTACATCTGTTGCATAAAGGTTGATAAGAGTTCCGTCAGCTAACTTGTAGTTAATCTGGAACTTTGTGTTTTCGTTTGCAGCCATTTACTTTCCTCCACTTGGTTTGATGTTTAGTCTTACTGATTCGTTACCAATAATCTTTGGTACGAACCCGATAAGTTTTTCTACTTCCTTTGCGTCAACTGTCTCACGACCTTTAACTGTTGTCCAACTGATTTCTACACCGCTAACGGTGATACCAGTAGCACCTTCAAGAGAAGCCTTCAAAGAATCTTTCTCTTTCTCCAGCTCTTTTATCTTGCTATCTAACTGTAAGTAGTGCAGTGCGTGCTTGTCAATTTCTTCGTCCTCAATCACGACTTCACTAAGGACGATACGTTCTTTCCTAATACCACCGCAACCCATCTGTTCAGTTGCATCGTAGTACTGGCAGTAATCCTTACAGAAGGACTCATCCTTCTCAGGCTCTGGCAGTGTCTCTGATGTCTTGACTGATGCTAGCCAAGCAAATGCCTCTAGCGCAATAGCTTCATCGTATGGTTCTGTATGAACCTTTACATCCTTCTCGGCCCCGTCTCTTGCTATTGCTACCAGGTTGACTGTCTTTACTTCATAGCCATTCTTAGATAGTAGATAACCATAGACCTGCACCTGCCAGCGTTGTTGCCTTGATGGGAAGTAACTAAGGTTCTTAATCTTAGAAGTCTTCCAGTCAATGACTGCTCCAGTAGAGGGTACAAATAAATCTACGTGTGCTTTCATATCACCATAGGCAACTTCAGTTTCCACCAAGTACTCTTTGCCTTCAGGATCAAGTGCTCCAATAGCCTCTTCGATAGCAGCGTGGATAGCAGTACCCATAATGGCAGCTAACTTAGATTGGTTCTCATTGGTGTGAGGCTGTGCGTTAAGTCTGTACCAGACCTTGCGCTTGCAACCACCTATCTCTGATGGACCCACCTCAGTCTGCATACTGCGGTCACGACTAGCATCCTTAGCGTGCAGTACGTGCAGTAGTAGTTCCTTTGGATCTTTAATCGCCAAGGGTTAACTCCTTTGTAAGAACCTGAATGGTTGCACAAGGATAAGGGTTTAAGAAAACTGGAAGTTCAGGAATACAAGAACAACCTATAATAGTTTCAGTTTCAGGATCGTTTTCTGGTCCACTCTCCATAGAATATGGTTGATGAAATTTAACTACTGCACGGAGTGCATCGAGAATAGCTCCGTCAAATCCATCTAAATAAATCTTATCTATTGCTGCTAGCAATTCATCTTGTGTCATCGCCACTTGCGGTCATCTCTCCACGTTAGGAAAGTATCAAAGGCATAAGCTCCAATGAATCCCATTACAAAACTAAATCCTGCAATAAGAACTAACTGTGTCATTTGTATATCCTCTCTTGTGTTGCCACTTGTATTGGTGGATGTGTATTGATATCCAGTAAGGATGCAATCCGTACTGCCTCTTTAGCAACCACACTTGCTGTTAGTAACTTATTGTAATTCTTAGGTGGCAAGGAATACAAGTACCCAAGGGCATAATTTCCACCGGAGCCTGCCGAGAATAGGCCACGCTCAGATGTGTTAAAGGACAGGTCACCACCGATGGAGAACAGGTTGCCGTTGAAAGCAATGAGGAACGAGAAGTTCATCTCCTTGTTATCTATCTCGTAGTTACCTTCCTTGAACGCAAGTGAAATACTAGGCAGTACCTTAGCTCCCATAAACTTCACCGGATCTTCACCACGATAGAGCGGTGGCTTCCACGCGTAGGCAAGGATATCTCCTGGGCGTGAGTCACCAGTAAGACCAATGAGATACTTACCAGTCTCAACTATCTTCGGTGTTTCAATAGAGATGATGCGTTGGTCACCATCCGTGATTTGACTATCAGATGCCATCACGACGAAGTCGTTACCAGAGATTCCTACAAGGGTTGTCATACTGGGCATCCTATCACGGCGTGTCGTAAGACACATACTAGGCAGGACTGATTACAATATGAGCCGTAGGCGAATAACAGTGGCGGCCCTTAGAGGGCCGAGAGGTAGGAGGCCCGAAGTATGCGGCTCCGTCTACCCACCCTGCGAAAATTCAGGTCCAGTAAGGACCCATACTATGGCATTCCTAAGCCCTTTGCAGCCGATTTGCGGGACTTTGGACCCGTCCACGTGTGTCCGTGTGGCTCCCAAGTCTTCAACGCTATGGTGGCCTTTGATGACTTTGACCTAGTCTGGTACTTCCTAGACGGAAGCTGCGTAAATTGTGGCAATCTAGTAAAGCTACCCTGTCCAGTAGATCGTGATGAATCACAGCCTTTCGGAGATTGACGAGCAGGCTAGGACTGGTATCTGCTCAGTCTGTGGCCCTACCAAAATTAAACTTAGAGATAAAAAACGCAAGAACCTAAGCGCACGATACAAGTGCAAGGCAGTCTACAAGAAGAGCCAGAACAAGTTGCATTACCCATACTCAGTCCATAAGAAGGACTACTGCCAGCGCTGCGACTTCAGACCAGTACATATCAGCCAGCTTGATGTGGACCACATAGACGGGAACAGGTGGAACAACGACCCGTCCAACCTACAGACCCTATGTGCAAACTGCCACCGCCTTAAGACCCACCTATCAGGTGATAGTAACTCTGGTATTTACTAATTGTGCTACATTTTTTAATTGTGCTACAAATGCAAGAAAAGCCCCCACCCAGGATTTCTCCTGAGTGAGGGCTGTTTGCCTCGCGCTTATGGGCTAATTACTTAGCACCACGACCAAACTCTTTTGCCTTTGGGTCAAGTGACTTCCAAATTGGTGCAATAAAAGCTGTGATAAAAGCATAGGCTAATGTCTTTGGATCTGTGATTCCTGCTGCGTATAGTGCCACTACTGCTGGTACTGCTGCACGAGCATAAGTTGTTGCGATTGCAAGTAACTTAGTTGTGTTCATTTGTTCTCCTTTTTCTTAGGTAAAGACTTAGGTAGGTTAGCCTTTACCTTATTGATTACCTTGGGCTTGGGGAGCCAAGTAAACCAAGGCGATGTGTCATCTCCACAGTTCTCTTTGATAGAGATATGGAGATGCTTTGTGTGCTTGTTGGGTCCGGTATAGACTTTGCTACCCTTCTCCTTTGACCAAATCCTGCCAGAAAATATTAAGTACTTAACACGGGGATCTTTCTGTAATTCTTGATAGGCAATAACGCAATCAACACCATTGACAGAATCGTGTGTTATGTCTACCGCGTACCCTGAGTTGTGGTCAGAGTT